GTTATAATATGAGTGTAAAGAAAAGAGAGGACAAAGAAATGTCGAAAGAAAAATATAAAGAAGTATTAGAAACACAATACAATGATGTGATAGCAAAAATTAAGGGATGGCATGAATTACCTAACGTATTACAATCATTAAGTGATTACACAGCTATTTGCATAGCTATGTGTGAAAGAATATATGATGATAAAGATATTAATTATTCTGATTATATTTATTTGAATGAGTCTATTAATAATAATCTTAAAGAAGTTTGTAGAATTGTTAGAAGGTGATAAACATGAACACAGATATTAAAATTGAGTTAGAATTTTATTTTACGTTTGACGGTTTAATTGCTGTGCATTCTAAAGATTATAGAATTGTATGGGATGAGTATATTAAGTATTATAATAAATATGGCTCAAATCATGAATATTATTTATACACTGTCAATAAACATGATCTTAAAGATTTATTAAAATAAAGAGTGCTAGTAATAGCACTCTTTAATTTAATATTTACTGAGTATGTAACTCAATAATCTTTTCGTTTCCTGATTGTTATAATAAACACACCCATCACGATATGTTCGTATTAGCATGTTGAGTCTTTGATCTTTACGCCATAACTTTGCGACCATCATATTTTCACGGTTATTACTACCAATGGAATAACAATATCCGTATTCTTTATTAATCTGTTGGTTGATATAAATATAACCTGTATTCATATCCACCCATACACCATAATAAATATCATCATAATACAATGTGCATAAATAATCGCATCCCGGTGTTTTCTTCTTAATAAAATCGTTTGTATCATAAGCAAATTTACCAGCGTTATAATCTCCATATGTTGTTCCTGAAATTAATTTATGGAATCTGGATTTTTCTTTATTACCTTTTTTATATTCACTATGACAAATTTGTACGATAATTTGCTCGACGGATTCATTATCTTTAAATATATTAAACTCTTTTTCGGGTTTTGGTGTTATTCTAAAATAACTAAAGTATGGATTAACAATACTAACATTGTTTGCCAATAAATAAACATGTCCTTCTCGTTGTCTAAATATTGAGTCGATAATATTTAATAAAATCTCAACCTCATTCGGTATGTACGCATTGAATCCAGCTTTATCCGGTATAAACTCATCAAGAATAATTGTATCCACATCTACATAACTAGTTGATTTTAAACTTGCAAAGGCTGTTAAGGATGTTGCATAACCCATTTCACAACCATTTATATAAAAGGTGGTAAAGTTGCTACCACCTTTAATTTTAAATTCATCATCTTTAAAGTTTTCAAACTGATCATTTAAAAATGTTTTTATTTTCTTTAGGTCCGTTTTGTATCTTCTTAAATAAAGAAATTGTTTTCCTTTTTTCTTGTAACGGCTTATACAGTCTTTTTTAAATGCGTATGTTTTACCGATGCCACGACCACCAATGATGAAATTTAAAAATTTGTTGTATGATTTTATGTTTGTTGGGCTGTACCAATCAATTGATTTTGTCATTTGAATACTCCATACGGTTGTGTGTTGTAGCCTTTAGCGTTTAACTCTCCGCACGCCATCCATCTACGTTCACCTGTTGACGCACTAATCCAACTAATCCAGCAATAACCTTCGCGCTTAACAAAGCCGTCATACTGAACATACATACCATTTGTATAATATAACCCTGTATCAACACCCTTTAAGCTTGGGGCTTTTCTGATTTTCAAAGTTGTATTTGGATAGAATGTGGCAATTTCTCTGTTGAAATCTGACGGAATACCATTTAAAACAGTTTGAACTGGTTGAGTACTTCCTCCAGGAATATGAGGGTCTGTGTCAATTCCTGTATCATTTGTCCATCCAATCGCTACCCCATTACGATCTACACGATACGGATATTTGGCACCTTTAATCACTTTACCAATCGTACCATTCCAATCGCCTTTATAAACTTTACCTGTACCATAACAATTCACGCTTAATGTATTTGTGCAAATTGGTAAGCCTGCTGAATACTTTTCGCCACTTGGAGCGTTTGGATTACTTGGTTGTGTTGGAGCTACAGTTTGACCATCCAATCTAGCATTTACTTCTAGTGCTAACTGTGGCATTTTTGAATGCAAATAAGGACCAGGACAAGATGTAGCCGCAAACATTCTATGTTCAGTTAAGCTGCCATTCGCATTACCAGTGTAATTCAATCTAAATCCATAACGTTTACAAATATCAACGCATAGATTTACTAATGCATTCCAAGCTTTTGATGAGATAGTCCATGTATTCGTGTTATCATTCGCAATTTCAATTGTGATAGCCTGGCAATCGTTGTAGTAGTTGCTTGAAGTCCATGCGCGATTCTCTTCGTCAACATTAGCAACGATCGTACCATCTGAGCCGATGCAATAGTTTGCACTAGCCATTCTCCCACTTACTTGGAATGATTGAGCACATCTTTCGGCGCTCCACTGACAAGCCATGTGGTGAGGTGTGATTTTGCAAACTTTATAACCACCTCTACCACGCATATAGTTATCTGTACTAGCAGGAATATATTTATTTGTTAAGCTTGAGTATGACATTCATCTTCACCTTCTTCTTTTCCGTTTGATAGCTCTGATTTAGCTTCTTCTGATAATTCTTCAAATTTTACTTCTTTTTCTTCCATGAATTATACCTCCTAAAAAATATTGAAAAATAACCCATATTCTTGCAATTCCGCATACAATTCGCTTTCGATTGTAATAACTGCACGCCTTGAGCCTTGTAATACTTCTGCTAATGTCTGAATACCGATATTACCTTTACGCCTAAAGTTGTACTCTTCATGACCTGTTGTATCATTTGCGCTTTTAGGTTTGGTAATTGTCTTAGCAATGTTATTAACATAATCGTTTGTTTCAATGTCAATACGTCCTTCAGGAGTTACAGATTGTAAAGCGATACTCGTATCTTCTCCGCTCGCTTGTGTGTTACCTCGACTATCACGTGTATAAGTTTCCGTGTAGTTTGTATTTGCCGTAGGGTCGTCTTGATCTTGAAATGGAATAGTTTTAAACAACGTGTAATATCTATCCATATTAATCTCAAACCAATGTTGTAGCTCAAATTTCCAATATGAGTAAGTTTCCTGTCCGATTTCGTCAAACCAAAAATGTTTTAAAATACCGGTTTCAAATGCTTTACGTCTTTCGGGATCGTCATAAAAAGGATAATTAAAATCAAAAATCTTTTTTCGTGCAATCTCTAACACTTCCATATCACTTAATTCATATTGAGAGTCAATTAACTCTGTAAATGCTAAGTTGTGACATACACCACAAATTGTTTCGGTATTTTCAGCAAGGACCGGACTTTGTAGTGTTAACAAATAGTTAGGAACATTTAATTTATTAAACATTTTCTTCACCTTCTTTAACATTCAAATTTTTATTAATGTTAAAATCTTTAATACTTGTGTTTGAATCTAATTCAAGTAATTTCATGATTTCTTCATAATCTTCATAAGGTGCAAACTCAACACTTGCATTTAACCCGAATTTTTTGTTTAATTCTTCAATGGCTTTTTTACGTTCGCTTAACCAAATATTTCTAGACGCGATAACCTGTTGATTGTTGGCGTTGACCTCATCAGAAACTAATCTTTCTTTCTTGTCCATATTGGCGTTTTCAATTCCTAAGAATGTCATACACTCTCTTAAAATCGCCTGTTTCATACCGTGTAATTCGTCGGCAATAAAAGGTGCGTTTGTTTGTAGAATGTTAATATCTTCCGTTCTGAAACCTTTTGACGTGAAGATCGTTTGAACACCTTGTAAAATCTTTTTCATGAACACTTTAAATTGCTGTAACATTCTTTTATCACCTGTAATGATGTACGGCGTCCATTGCATTGTTAAATTCTGATCCATAGTTCGACTTGTTAAAGCTAATTTTTTAGCATAAAAATTTAAATATGGGAATAATCCAACATACAAAGGACTGTTTTTCATGACTACACATTCTTCACTCGTCAACGTCTTTTTCACAAGTGGACTTGTAGAAACAGTATGATATTCGGTTGGCAGTGTATAATGGTTCAATCGACCGCCTAATGTAATTTCGCTACAAATTAAACCTAGTCTTTCATCATAATAAAAACCAATGTAACCGCGCGTTTGTAAAATATATTCTAAATAGAATGTATTAATAGATTCCGGAAGATTTTTATATTTAAACATATTTAAGCTTAGCATTTGTAAATACGTGTAATAAATAAAATCTGCCTCACTATTATTCATTGTAGTAATATCAACCGCATTACGGCAATAATCCGTGAATGAACTTGTGTCATTCAATAAATCCATTTTAATCATCTCCTTTTAATTATATGTTAAATAAAAAAGGTTGAAACGTCAACCTTTTCTATTAATGTACTTTTCTGTTTAAGTAGTTACCGAACTTATCAATATTTTCACTTTGGTATCTTTCAGTGTTTTCACGATCATAGTTTCCCACATCGTTATCATGCCATAAAGTGATACCATTATCAAATGCACGTTTGATTTTTTCCAAATCGTTAGGATCTATATTTTCACCCTTAATGTTACATTTTACAGTCTGTATATAGTTCCATTTTTCGCGTGAGTGCAAGTTAGGGTAGTCAATTGTATTTGTTGCGTATCCTCTCATATTCCATATTTTATTTAATTTTTCTTGATATTCTTTTGTTGGTTCATAACCATATAATACCAATACATTTAAGTCCAACGCTGATTGTCTTAGCAAGTCATTTGAGCCTGTAACAATACTATCGGCTGTAGCTTGTGCATCATGTATACGCGCGTTATAACTATCCATAGCATTTTGAATGTTGGTTTGATTTTGGTATTTTGTTGTTAGTTCTCGCAATTGATTGCTAATTGCGGTTGATTGCGTATTTGCACTAGCTTGTGCATTTGCGTTTGCAAGTGCATTTGCATTTTGTAAATTGGTTTGTTTTGTATTGATTTGGTTTTGCATTGCTGTTTGTGTCATACCTAAACCAGCTCCGACTAGACTACCAACCGCACCGCCAATATTACCCGTTAAAGCGCTAGCGATTCCACCACTTAATCCACCGATTGCACTAAAACTAGCGTTTATCATGTTTGATTTGTTTTGCAAATCGTTTAAATTACTAGCTAAATTTGTATTTCTAGATGTAACACTTAAATTTAAATTATTTTGTAAACTTGTCTGCGCACTTAACGCATTACCTGTAGCGCTTGCTATAGCTGAGTTGGTTTCGTTTGTTCGTCTAATATTTGAAAGACCAACATTCATAGAGTTACGTGATGATTGTAGCATTAATGCGGTGGTATCATTTATAATAGGTAAACTACATTCATATTGTGATTCAAATGAATTATCTATATTCATCATAACATTATTAATGACACTTGATTTTCCTAGTTTATAATCTATAGGCACAATATTTAACTTTGAACTGTTCGGGCTTCCAACAAACGCAAATTGAATTGCACTAAAATTATCCCATAATTCATTTTTGAAAATCTTATTTGTTCCATTGTTATCACTCAACAATAAATACGAATAAGGATACCATAACATTTTAGTGTTTTCTGTGATTGTAGGATAGAAGTATTCCGAGCCATTTATTATTTTAGTTTTTATAAATTGATTAGTATCTTTTTTATACATGTCACTTAATGGGTACGATTTGTATTTTAATACTCCGTATTCACCTTCACCAGTTGCACTAAAAAGATTTTCATCTATAGTAATATAACCGTTTTTCATAGTAATGCCTGGAATAGTATAAGTGATAACAATGGATACACATTTACCAACTAATTTTTCATTTGATCGTATTGCATTTAATACAACACTAATATCGCTTATTTCTAAATCTAAACCACTATTAGTTTTTATATTTGTAATTCCAATCCCATCACTTCTATCGTAAGGAAATATATAATAATTTATTTGTGACGGCACACCTAAAATACCGTTTGTGTAAGTATCTTTACCGTCCATTGTACATGTCATACCAATAACGATGAAACTTGTGTTTTGTATTGGGTCTAATTTCATAGTGCCTACTGGCACTAAATCCGTACCGATTTCCAAGTTTTCCGGCTGTGTGTTGATACAAGGGTATAACACATCTTTTATTTTATAATATTGCGGCCTATGTTCGTATGCTATGTATGATTCCATGAAATTACTTTCAATTTCAAAACGCCAAGTTTGTATTACGTCCGTTTCAAAGCTAATACTAGTTGCGTTATCATTCAAATAACCTAAACTTGTAATAAAACAATAAATCCATTTTGATTTGTTGCCTGTATCCCCATTTTGATAAATTAAATAATTGTATAAACGTAAATCATCATATAAACCTGGTACAACTACAGTACCATCTTTTCTTTGATACGTATAATTTTCAAAAACAATATGATTATAATTACCCATAAAGAAATTAAATTGTTCATCTGATGTACTAAATGCACCCCAAAATGTGTTATTCATTGCGTCAATAGGTACGCCTTTCAATAAATAAATTTTAGATTGTGGTGTAAATTGATTGTTTACAACTCCTACACTCATCTTAAATCATCTCCTTTTATTTTATCTTATTAAAAAATAGTTGAAACTTCAACTATTTTATTTATCTTTAATATAATTATATATTTCACGTGCTTTTGTTCCTCGTGTTGGCTGGTTAGGGTCGGCGGGTCTTTCATAGTTAGCCAAAAACTCAATTGCTAGTGTATAAGGGTCGGCAGTTGATTTTGAAAAACTAGCGAAACTTTCGGGATATGTTGAGGTAGCTATCCATTGTGCGCCATTTTCCATTTCCCACTGAATTCTTTCACATTCACCTTGACCAAACTTAGAAACATCCGGATAATACCCTTTTTCTTTTAACCAGTCAATTATTTTCGTCCATGGTGTCCATTGAACTAAACCATATCCACGACTTGCAACCGGTTCGGCGAAAGGTATATCACCCTCCCAGCGGTTTGGATTGACAGTACTTTCAAAATAAGCATTACCTAACATACCAGCAACCGCGTTTGCGGTCCACCCTTTCACCTTGAAAAACTGCCAAAAAGCAACCCAATTTTGTTTAGATTCATCTTCTGTAAGTGGTCTTGTGCTATTAATATCACCTGGAATAAACCATTTACCAGTTGGTGTTGGTCCTGGTCCTGGCCCTGGTTGGATTTCTTCTTTTGTTTTATAAAAACCAAAATCAATTCCTAAACCGTCTAACATGAAATAATGTTTAGTGTATTTGTATATTGGTTCGGGTTTTGGAGGTTGACCACCCTCAAACGTTTTCCACTGTTGCCCATATCCATTCGTAATATTTGTATCATTAATATAAAATACTTGTGTCGGCAACACTGAACCACTTAACGCATAACACGCATTACCATATTGACATGTCACACCATAGTAGACTAGTCCGGCATTTTGTGTAAATGTTTGGTCGATATGACAATGGTCACCGGTTGCATAACCAGCTTCCCCAGTGTGGTAAATTAAATCACCTTGTTTATATTGTGTTGCGGTTGGTGGGTTAGGGTCATGTGTAAAGCTTACAGTAACATAACTTAATCCGTTTGGTGTCACCACGGGATTATCTGAACTATATGCACGTGTATTCCCTACATTATCACTATATGACAAGTGACAAGAAAAAGGAGCATACACGGGTACACGTACTTGCCCACTGATTGCATTATCAAACGGATGTCCACAACAGTGTGATAAACTTTGTGGACTTGACCATTGCGTGATGTTCATTGTTTCCATAGGAAATAAACACACTTCATGTCCATCATGTACTAACTTTTGACCGGCTTTCATAAATTTAATTCCTCCTCTAATTCTACTAATTCTCTTAGCTTATCCTTACATATATTATATCTTTCATAATCCACATCCTTTAGAATATGCATAGCTTGCATATAAAACTCGATGTAAAAATAAACGCTTAAACCTTCCGGTAAGCTATATGGAATATCTTCCGGTTTTTTCATTTTATATATACTATTATATTCACATTTATTATTCATTATATTAACCTCTAATTTTAAAAAAGCTAGATTTAAATCTAGCTATAATTTAATACCATATAATCTACCCCCTACACTACTAGCGGTGCAGCGTGCGAGTATCTTATCAGTGCCCGTTTTTAATAGTGAAATTGAATATTTAAGAGCATTGCCTGGGTTCACACTATCAGCAGAAATATAGTCAACTGTCGCAAACCCTGTAGCTTTATAATTTGACTCAACAGGTAAAGCGTCAAATAAGATGATTGGGTATAAACAATTAGCAAATATTTTATTTTCACCATAACCATCATCGGTGAAATAAAGGCATAAAAGCAATATATCATATTTATTTTTAATCGCATTAACATCCATAAAGTTACTATCAATAGGCTGTGATGTGCCGTTTAAATTGTAAGGTGTTAAATTTGAAATTAATTCAATTTTAATATCATTTTTCTCTAAAAGCTCATGCATGGTATTATTAGATTTTAAAGTGTACATTTAAATACCTCCCTCGCTGGCTACTGGTGTACTACCTTTTTTAATGTTTATAATATCCTCTTTAACAGCTGTAATATCCTCTGTAACAGTTGTAATATCTTTTTTAATACTATTAATCTGTGTTAAATTATTTTGAATACTTGATTGCATTGTATTACACAATTCTTTTAAATTAGTAATTTCACCATTAATTGTTACCAATTGATTATTAATATTTAATATTTGAGTTGCCTGTGCTTTCTGTTCTTTGTCCAATTTCTCTAGAGTAGTATTATATTTATCTTGCAATTTCTTGATTGCAATATCAATGCGTTCATCAACTAAACTAGGTAATTGATCTTTTACATATTGCATAATGTTTTCAAAATTTTCCGCAATATTTTCATTCCACTGTACCACAACATCGTTTACAGCTTGCACAGTCCATTCAATATAACCCTGTAATTGATTAATACATTGGTAAATATTCATACCTGTATTGAATGTGCTGACATATTGCTGCGCTAAATTTTTACCGCTTAACTTTAACTCATTATATTTCGGTAAAATACTTTGTAGTTTATCATCATCAATAATACCCATATTATTCACCTTCATCCTTATATCCGATTAATTCTTTTAGCTTTTCCGGTAGAATATCAGAATTGATTTTAGAAATGTTTTCCACAATACTAACCACTTCTGTTATAATTGCGTACGTGCAAATTACTGGCACTAAATCAACTCCAAAAGGTAAGGTTAAATAGATTTCAGCATAATTAATTAATACACCTAATGCGTAACAAAATACAAACCCAACTTTTTTAAATAGTCCATCTCTCAGTTTACTAGATTTTATTTGTTCACCATCTCTAATCGCTCCAACAATTCCAGTAATAAGATCAAGACCATTAAAAACAAGTGCTACTAGAATAATTTTCATTTTAATCACCTCTTTCTTTTTCTATCATAATAAAAAATAGTTGAATGTTCAACTAATTTTAAATAAAAAAAGAAAAAAGAGTTAAATTAATAACTCTTTTTCCTAAGTTGCAATTCACCTGAATAATAGAAATGAGGGGTGCCATGTCCTACTCATGACATCAATACTATATCACAATTAAGGTTCACATACAACCTTAACTGAAGTCTGAACACCAGAACTTTCATCTTTAATAGTTACACTTGTTAAACCTTCTACAGTAATACCATCTAAACCTTTAATCTCAACATGTCTTAAATCCTGTGTTACAACTGCCGATACCAAGTTACCATCATCCTCTTTAGCAACAATATCAACATGTGCATTCAATCCACTAGTCTGTACGGTAAATGCTACTGTTACACTACCACCTTTTTTAACTTGTACAACTGTAGGGTTGACGTAAATCGCTGTAACTTTTTCCTCGACATTGCCTGAAACAAATGCAATCGCGTTTGCAAATCTAGACGTTGCGATGCCTTCCCAGTGGTGCAAAAAATAATTCCAATATAAGCCTTTCGCGTTATATGCAACACCAACAGAATATTTCTGATCAAACACACGATAGATTTCACTATCAACAACTAACGCTTCAATTGTTCCTTGTCTTGTACTTGGTAATGTTGGGAGTACTAATACATGTGCTTTAAATTCAGCAAATTCTAATTGAAATGTTTGAGCTAACCAATCGATATTTAAGTAGCTGTTTGACTTACCATTTAAAATGACATAGATATCTTCATAGTCATTTTGTTTTGTAACTGCCATAGCGTTATATTCATTAGTGGGCTCAGTTAAATAAGACACATATTCTGTAATTTTACGGGCTAACTCTTTAGCTGTGTTCGTATCAGTAACAGCACTTGTTTTAACGATCTTCATTAATCCATTTTCATAGTGTGTAACTAAAGCAGATTTCATATAGTTATAATCATCTTTGTTATCACCATTATACATAGAATCAACAATACGAGCGATTAAACTATTTACACCGTCCCAGCTCACGAAATACTTACGCATATCATCATCTGTAATTGTTGCTGAGTAATATGACTTACGATTAACAACATAAAATGCTGTTTTAATGTCAGGCAACTCACGTTTAAATAAAGTGTTTTCCGCGTTGGCTTGATCGTAAGCATGTTCTTTTGCACACTCAACAAAATATTCCTCCATTGTATAGCCTAAAGCCATATTTTCCATTTTAAATGGAGCCAACTTGTTTGTTAAAATATTTCTGTGTGCAATGACTCGACCGATTCGAGTTGCTAAATTCATGAACTCAACACCTAAGCTATCAGGATATTCTAACAATCCATTCATAAATTCTAATGATGAAACTTCATTAGGGTCACCAATTGTTGACTGGAAATTTGGGGAAGATGCTCTATACATTGCACTAGCGACATCCTGACCTGTTGGTTGTGTTTCCAATCCTAAATCTTTTTGAATCGCTTTTGCAACGTCTTTTCCTGTTGTTCTTGGCATATATAATCACCTCTTTCATTTTTAAATGCCTAATTTTCTTAAATCAATTGGGGTTTTATGTTTCGGCTTATCATCACCGGAACTTTCAACGCCAATTTGCATAAATAATTTACTGTTAGCTTCCGTCAAAGAATTATTCTTTTCAACTAATTTTGTGTTTTCAGCTTTTAAATCATCTAATTCTTTGAAATTTTTTTCAACCTCGGCGCGCATATCATTTAACATTGTTGAGCGTTGCGCTTGATCTTCAACTGTTAACACTTCCGTAAATTTACTCCTTAATTCGTCACGTTCCATTTTCACACATCCCTTCTAAATATAAATATATTCTATTAATATTGTAAAGTCAATAATAAATAAAACCCTCTTTTACGAGGGTTTCATAAATATAGGTTGTAAAGTTTAAAGTGTCACCAGCTAGATTACTATGCCTAATTATGTTATCAGCACGTTTCACCGCGAGTAATTCTGATATACATGTCTGATTTCCGATCTTTATTCCTTACATATTAATAATATCATGTTATTTTATTTTTTCAAATCTTCTTTAATTTTTTCTTTGACGTATTTACTAAACTTTTTCTTTTTCAATAAATCTTCAATGTAGTCAACAACTTCAACGTCCTCTTTATTCACACAAACGCAATATTTATTAACATGATCTCGGTACCATTGGTTTCTATGTTCTTTCGATTTTTCACTCATCATGATTATCACCCCCCTTTTCTTTACACCATGTAAGCGGTTTACCTAGTATATACGTATGTACAAATTCATTTGTTTCATGATTAACAATGCTCCAACCATCCTTTAGATATTCATTTAATGCGTCAATATCTTTTCTATACGCACTATAATCATAATCTTTTATACTTCTCACAATAACAACTTTATTCTTCAATGGAGGACTTCCGAACATGATCTCATTAAATTCTTTTAGTGTTTTATCACACTCTTCAAAAATTCCTCCATTTTCATAAGTTAACATCTGATATTGTAGTTTATCAACATCTTTTCGTAAGGTTTTATTTTCATTTCGTAAATGAGTATAACTATAATCCATAATTAAACCAACGAAAACAACAACAACTATATTTAATAACAAAGTAATCATTTCTTTTCACTCCTTACCATTTCAATAAAAAATATTAACATTCCAATAGCATACACAACAAATAAAATTACTATTATAATTAATAATAAATCCATAATACCACTCCTTTATAATCCATATAAATATTAGTATCATTCCTATTACATAAACAGTGAATAGAAATGTTACGCTTAAACATCATAAACCCATAATTAAATATTTTATTATGGAACTTAAAACACTTATCACCTTATCAACCTCCTTACCTACTTTTAATGCTAAATTGTCTATCAACTAACACAATACCACCAGGTACGTGCGTCTTTTTTAAACAATCATTTATAACATTGCCCACTCTAAAGTTATCATATGTTACATTTTGTTTTGCCTTTTCTGTCATGCCAGCACATTTTACATTCAAATAATAACAGACTCCCTCACGGATATAATATAGATTATCTTTGCAATCATTCTCATCAATGTATTCCTGCTGGTGGTCTACATATTCCTTATAGCTGATTTCAATTTCTTCCACGTAACTTTTAGCACCAATAAAATAAGATCTGTTAAAAATAGATTCTAAACCCCAATAGCCAAGCTCTTTATCGTCGATAATATCTTTAATTACGTCCGGAACTTGTGTACCTACTAAATGGATTGAATCCGTATCAATATAGGCAACTCTATGTATACCTACCTTTTGAGCTGTACTTATCGTATATTTACGCGCGTATGCGGTAATAAATTCACCATACGGAAGATAAATAGGATCGCGAAATTGTTCGTCAATAACCTCTTTCACTTCTCCATCTTCAAAAGTTGTATACATAGGATCATGCAAACGTAAAATACCATCATCCTTATCAATAAATGGAATTTTAGGCGTCACATTTGGATTCGTTGCAAACTTACCATAAACAGAATTCATTTTTCTTTTAGCAATAAACCTTTGCGCACCTTTTGAATTTTTCTTAACTTCCATTTGCTCGTCAATGAACTGTCTAGCTATGCCAACACAACCTTTGAACTTATATCCGTTTATAAATTCAACGTCGTAAACGTTGTATTGTTCATTGAATAGTTGCCAATCTACACTAGTTACAGTCATTCTCACAATATCCCCGTTTGAACTGTCAACATATTTTTTACTTCCAAAAAATCGAGAAAACTTATCTAATGATATGCATGGTATATGATCCTTTTTTATGTCGAAAGCAAAACTAATAACACCAACCCATAACGGATATTCATCATCATGTTTATATTCACCTTCAAAATATATAGGCGTCTCATATGGCAATAATTCATAATACATACGACTAGGAAACAAAGAGTTTACATCGAATACGATTCCTTGCCCTATTTCCTTTTCTTTCAATTCCGGATTTGCCCAAACGAAACCACCACTATAAGCCGGTCTTAAATCTGTATCCACATTCATTTCTAAAGGTGGAAAAATTTTCTCAAATGGCATAGACAAAGTTTTCTTGAAAGACTCAAAACTACAGCTAGTAGCTGTCATTTTGTTAAAACCTAATTTAAAACATTCTTTTAATGCCATTGCTTCAATGTCAATATCATTAAATAGATAATCAACTTCATGTGATGTTAGCTTGTGTCCTACCTCACGTTTAGTCTTATAATCTAACTTTAATTTTCGTATTGGTAAATTGAAGTCATGCGCAATCTTCTTTATAGAAAATGGTATTAATTTAAAACTATCCCATATAGTTGTTTTTGTTGAGCGATAAATTGAATAATTCCACCATATTTCAATCGAGTACCACAATCCTGTGTTTGATATAATCGTTTTAAAACATTTGGTTTTAGGCTTGTTTGAATACTCATATCCATTACTTAATAACCAACTAACTATAAATTCACCATCAAAAGCTAAATTGTGAAAATATAATTTTCGTGTCTTTTCTTGACACCATTCTATAAAACCATCAATAGTATTACCATATTGTTTTATGTTCGAATCTTCAACAAAGCTTGCGCCCCATGCCCAAACTCTACAGTCTAAAGGGTCAGTTGTAGTTTCAAAGTCGCACGCCCAAATTTCTTTAGGCTCTTTTTTCTTTGACATACAACAACCCCCTTACATTATTTGTACTTAACCATACCGTCAACAACATAGGCGCGTCCGGTAAACACTGCCAAGCTATCTTTTACATCACTCATATCTGTTCTTATGCTTTTACTTAACTGCTCATTCACGAACATTTGATTTTTAGTGTATTCACGTGACATATCTATATAATTAAATACTGAAACCGCCTTACGCTCTTGATAAAACCATTGCAATAATTGTTTATCTGATAATAATTTTATATCTTTGATTAGTTGTTTTCCTTCCTTTTTTGTAATATTACCGCCGCGTATTTGTTCCTCAATTGCGGTTTTGTAATTACTACGTAAGTTTTTAATTTTCTGATTTTCCTTCTTTGTATTCTTTTTCAAATTTTCAATTCGTTTATCCAATTGTTTAGGGTAACGATATGATTGAATATTCACGTGGTGGACCGGTTCAAAAAACCCACCACGATCATCACGTAAAGTTGACCTGGCATTTTTAACGCTTATAGATGTTACAATACCGCCTTTTGTCTCATTCAATTTACTCAATCCGACGGACTTTGAAAGTTGACGCCTTTGTTTATTTTGTTTATCAATTAATTTATTAGCTTTTTCAATTTTATTTCTATTAAAAACAACGCCGTATTGATTTTCGATAAATCTATTTTCTTTATTGAATTTTTCAATCGAACGTAAATACTTATTAAACTCTTTACGATCGTTAAAATCTTTTATGGTACGAATGTCCGTAAACACAACATCCTGCCCTAAATTTTGGGCTTTTGTTGCTGTACGCTTAGCACTTGCTATTGCGTTGCGTAACCGCTTAACGTCTCTTGTTGACTTCCTCATTTTACCCATTTTAAACACCCCCCTTTTAAGATAAAATAAAAGGGTGTTGGCTAAACACCCTTAAATGATTAGGCTATTTCACAGCCATTGACAAATATTTATTTGAGCTTGAGTTTGATTTTTTCTGAATAATAGTCACACAAACCGGTTCTTTTGCCCAATCATAGTTAAATACCTGTTTTAACTGTTTCAATGATTGTAAGAAAGGTTTACTGTTTGTAGCATATGCCTTACCTTCTCTATCAATTACGGTGATTAATTTTGAGCAAATAATCTCACCTGTTTTTTCATTTTCCTTTTCTACATCTTGCACGATGTAACCAGTTAACCATAAATCTTTACCGACTTGATCGCTTAAACCTTCCGCATTGTTAACAGCGTTAAATAAATTTACACGTTGTTCATGTGTCATATCATCAGTGACTACCAACCCAGTATTTTCCATTGTCATTACTTCATTTGTTAAATTTTCCATATTAATTTTTCTCCTTTTAATTTTAACATTGCTTTTTTAATTAAATTATTTCAAGTTGTTTAATTTTGAAATCAGCATAACAACACTTTTACAACCTATACGCTTTTATAGAAAAGTCATAACTTATTAACATTTTACATGTCGCACCTCCAATAATTTATCAATTTGCATATTTATTAACACAAACCACATAACTAACAACATGATTAATAATATAATGAAATTTATGTATCTGTTTGACACTTTATAATATTTAAAGTTTCCTTTACAATGCTGATATATTTGGTATACAGATAATAACATCCAAATTATGAAACTTGCAAGGATTAAATTACTAATCATAATTATATCCTCGTCTTTCATTTTCTTGAATCATATCACTAAGTGAAACAACTCCCTGGAAAACTTTTCGTTTAAATAATGTTAACGTCTCATACTTAAATGAATATGATCCTATAATGGATTTTGAATTTAATTTGCAAATATCCACTCTTATTAGGTGCCTTCTTTGGTAAACTAAGTGAAACGCTAGTTTATAATTGCATAGATACGTTTCAACTACATCTACAATCTTATTCACATTATCCATTGTTAAGTCACTCGGATAATGTCCGTGTTTATAAATTCGACTCATGATTGTAACCTCACTTCTTTACAATAAAATCTGAAAGACTAATATAGTCTTTATTTTCTTCAGAACAAATATGAAATAACATATTACACAATTTGTTATACGTTCCTTTTTTAGAACCACCATGAACAACAAAGTTACTCATGTAACTACACCAAAAGTAAACAGCCGTGCTATGTCCCACAACATCAACTTTATTTATTTTCTGTTGGCAGCCGCTTCTTTTTGCTTTAAAGTTAGCATTGTTAAACCTTTCCTTAACCTTATTAGCAATCCACATTAAATTCTTTTTTTGTGACTGTTCCATAAACTTTTGATAACATTTCCATGTCCCTCTTTTCTTTACACTCATATTATAACACAAGTATTCTAGAATACAAGTGTTTTTGTGATTTCACATAATCCACTACCGACCCACGTGGGTCATTGTTTCACGTGGAACATTTTAACACGGTGTTAGATCATGTCATGTGATGTGGTGCCATGTTATGTTAGTTGAGACTAACTAAGACTGTATTGTATTGTATGGCGTGATGTAGTGCAAGGCTGATTGTGTCCACATACTGTGAACATGTGTTCAGCTATGGGGAACAGGGCTGTGATGACAGTCTTT